GGCGTGAAGAAATCATCGGGGAATACGATTTCACTGTTCAGGCTGGTTCTACCCAGCCGATGAACGACACGATTCGCCGTCAGCAAGCGGTTTCGTTGCTGAACGCTGTCGCCCCGCTTATCGGGACCGTGATTGATCCCGCAGCGATAGCGCGGCACGTTCTTGAAGATGGTTTCGGGGTTAAAGACCCTGACAAGTTCTTGATGCAGCAAGCGCCTCTTCCTCCTGAGGGAGAAGCACCTGCGGATGGTATGCCTGGCGAAGAGGAGCTTATGGCTCCTCCGATGCCTGGCGGTATGCCTGGCGGTATGCCTGGCGGTATGCCAGGTGGTATGCCAATGCAAGGTCCGCCAGAAGGAGCGTTTGCTCCGACTGGTGGTGTTCCACCTGAGTTGCTCGCGCAACTTCAGGGACAGATGGGAATGGAACTCCCGTCCCTCTGATGGGACAGTAATTACAGTACAATAGGAATAACTTTTCGAAGATTCCTCAGGAGGCATCTAGTGTCCGAAGAAATTGAAACAACTGAACCCGCTCAGGCGGATAATTCGGAGCTTTCATCCGAAGCAAGTAGCGAGGAACCTGTTTATACCGTCAAAGTTGACGGCAATGAACAAGAGGTCAGCCTTTCAGAGCTTCAAAATGGTTATCAGCGTCAAGCAGATTACACCCGCAAGACGCAGCAAGTAGCGGCCGAGAAAGAACGGTTGCAGCAAGCCGAAGCTATCGTTTCTGCTCTGGAGAATGATCCAGAGGGGACTCTTACAACTTTGGCTCAGACATTTGGTATCAACATGACTTCTGCCAGAAACGAAAGTTCTGAGTGGGATGAGGTTGACCCTTCTGAAAAGAAGTTAGCTGAGTTGGAACGTAAGATCGAGGTGCAGGAGCGCGCTGCGAGAGTTCAACTGGTCGATAAGGAAGTAGATCGTTTACGAGACAAGTACGGAGATTTCGAGAAGCAGGATCTATTGCATCACGCTGTTACTAACAAGATCACAAATCTTGATGCAGCGTACGCACACTGGCAATTCAACGACGTGAAATTGGCTGCGGATAAGTTGCAGCAAGATAAAAATATCACGGAGAAGAAGCGGGATGCGGCAGTAGTGACTACGGGTGGGTCAACCCAAGCGGGAACCCATACTGAAATCCCCAGTGAGAAAGTCTTTAGTATTCGTGACGCTTTTGCACTTGCAAAGAAGCAACACAACACTTGATCCAACTGAGGTAAATTAACATGGCTGGTAACGCCAACTTTGACGAGATTCTTTCTACGACTCTCAAGAACTACATTCCACGGCTAACTGACAACATTTTCAGCGCCCGTCCACTGTTCTATGCTTTGACCAACGGTCAAACCATTCGACGTGTTAGCGGCGGCGCGAACATTGTTGTTCCAATTATTTATGGAACGAACAGCACCGCTGCCTCGTATACGGGCGCTGAGACCATTTCTGTGCTCGCACAAACAGGCATTTCTGCTGCCGAGTATTCTTGGGCCCAGTACGCTGCAACCGTAACCATCAATGGCCTTGAAGAAGGCAAGAACAACGGTGAAGCTCAGATCATTGATCTGCTGGAAGGCAAGATTTTCCAGGCGCAGGAAACCATCATCGACAACATGAACACCATGTTCTGGGGTGATGGCGCTGGCAACGGCGGCAGGGACTGGAACGGCATTCAAAATGTTGTTTCAGGTTCTGCTATTGGCGGCATCAACCAGGGTGATACTGGCAACGGCTTCTGGGCACCAACCCAAACCAACCTTGGCGGCGCTTTGACGCTGGCAGGCATGGGCACGATCTACAACACCATTTCGGTGGGTAACGATCAGCCGACCATCATCATGACCACGCAGGAAGGCTACGAGTCTTACGAGGCTCTGCTTACCAGCAACGTGCGTTACACCGATACTGATGTAGCAAACGCTGGGTTCCAGAACCTGTTGTTCAAGGGTGCGCCCGTTGTCTTCGACAGCAACTGCCCTGATGGCGAAGCCTACTTCCTCAACACGAAGTACATCCAGCTTGTCGGTCACTCCGATGTGTGGTTCAAGCCAACTCCGTTTGTGCGGCCAACAAATCAGGACGCTGTGTTCTCGCAGATCCTGTGCTACGGCCAGCTTACGGTAAGCAACCGTGCCCGTCAGGGCCGACTCTTTGGCATCACTAACGCCTAAAGAGTAGACTGAGGGGGGAACGGCCATTCGGGCCGTTCCCTCTGACAGTCAGTGAGGACTTATGGGAAGACAACTAGCAGTCGGGTACGGATCGAAGGCAGTGCCTTCGGGGACGTATCATCCTTCTGCCCAGTCTGACATCCAAGTTCCGCAGTATGTGAACGGGCGCAACGTACAAGAAGTTGTTTCGTGCGCTCCTGAAACAAAACCAGAACTTTGTTCTGCGATAAAGAAGAACGGTGAGCCGTGCCAAGGACGCCCCTTGGAAGGTTTAACGGTATGCGTATTCCATAGAGAAGCTGGGTAATCCATGAGTGCCATGACTTTGGGCCAAATCCGCACACAAGTCCAAGGCATGTTGGATATCGCTCCTGGCGATATTCCCGTTTCTGTTCTTGACACTTTCATTGCTCAAGGGTTCGATGCGATTGTTTATAGCGAGAAGCGTTGGCCCTTCTATGAGGTTTCTACGACTTTCTCGACGGTTGGTGGGCAGTCTGACTATCCTTTGTCTGGTATTACTGTTGACGCTAGTTCAGCCCCAGGTGGCAGCGCGACGCAGCCTATGCGAGAGATCTTTTCGCTGCGAACTGACAACCAGATTTGCGGTTACATCGGTCGGGACTTGGGAGACTCTCGTAACCCGTTGGATTCGGTGGGGTCTGGTTCGCCAAGGCATTGGTCTTACTGGGGAGACAGCGTCAGGTTCTATCCGACTCCTAGCGGCGTAGAAACTATCTATGTGCGAGGGGTTCGGGAAGCTGTTGATTTCCCGTCTTCTTTGGATGGCAACGCAACATCTGATGTTGAACCTGATTTACCTGATCCGTTTCAGCCGCTGTTAGCGTCGTATGCGGCTTCGAAGGCGTACTTGCAGCAGGAAGATCCGCAGATGGCGGCACAGTACGGTGGTCAGTTTAGAGGCGAGTTAGACAACATTGCTCGTCGGTATGCCGATAGTCCTGCGCCGCAGCCGATGTTGTTGAATCGTCGGGGTCGGGGTTCTAATCAGCTTGTTACTCCGATGCGGTTTCAGAACGCTAACGGCGTGATCTTCTAAGGGCTGATATGGCAGGCCAAGGGTACAGCCTCATTAGTTGGGATGATTTTCGTGGCGGTTTGAATTACCGCACGGATCAGTTTGACCTTCAGGAAAACGAATCTCCTGATTTGTTGAACGTCAGCGTTGACCCTCGGGGTGGCGTTGCTATGCGTGAAGGCGTTACGACTTACAATCAAACGGCTCTTGCAGCGAACGTCAAAGGGATCTTTTCGTATTACAACGACGATGGAACTAACAAAGTTCTAGTGAACAGCGGGGTCAAAGTTTACGCTTTTGATACCAGCAGCACTGCTACTGCTTTCACAGACATCGGGACCATTACAAATAGAACTAATGGTTCCCGAGTTTACGGCCTAACGATCAATAACCGAGCTTACGGCGTTTCGGGCGATTTGGTTTCATTTTATTACACGGGGTCTGCCGCTGCTGACTTGGGCACTACCCTTGACGGCACGACGGGCAACTTTCCTATCGCTCAGTATGTAACGCATTGGAACAACTTGGCTTGGGTGGGGAACACGGTCGAGTCGAGCGTGGCGTACAAGAACCGTGTCAGGTTCTCTAATGTCAATCTGCCTGAGCAGTGGAGCAACCTAGATTACATTGATGTTGGTAAGGGTGAGGGCGGCGATTATGTCACTGGAGTTGTGGGGCATAACGACCGTTTGATGATCTTTAAGTCGAACTCGACGTACGCGTTGTTCGGGTTTGATGGGGATTCGTTTCAGCTTGTAACGGTGTCTGAAACGGTTGGTTCGGTTCCGTTGTCTAGCCCAGTGTCAACGCCTTATGGCGTGTTTTTTTGGCATGACCAAGAAGGCGTCTACTTGTACGACGGCACCAACATGACGTGGCTGTTTGAGAGGCTGAAGCCAGCTATTGATGACGGTCGCTTTACGTTTGCTAATGCGCCGCAGCTAGCTTGGGCGAACAACAAACTTTACGTCTCGTTGGACTACTACAACGCTGACACGAACAGCACCGAACGACGCATGTGTGTTTACGACCCCACTACAAACGCCTGGGTGCTTTGGGATGTGGATGCGTTTGCGGTCCACACCCATCATACTCCGAACGCCACGCCAGTCTTGTACGGCGCTACGACAGGGCGGTCGGTTGTAACTACCGTTGACGGCACTCTTGCCGCTAACACTGGACGGGTTGTTTCGATCGACGCTGGCGGCACACCCGCTGACCGTTATTTCTGGAACAGCGAATACTTTGGAACGAACATTGATTCGTATTTCCAGAGTGCTTGGGTAAAGACGAAGAATCCGATTGTTCGTAAACGTTGGGGTCAGATTCGGCTGATTATTTCAGCCGAAGAGACAGGGACTTTGGGTGTAGAGGTCTTTCACGATTACGACACGTCAGAGTTTGCTCGTGATTACTCGTTGCAGGTTACTGGCAGGGCAGGGGCATCTTCGGTTTGGGGAACTGCGACTTGGCAGTTGGCAGATGGTGAAAGCGGCAGTGCAGGTAACGGTATCTGGTCGGCTGGCACCAATCAGCAGGTTACGGATGTTGCC